CGAAATATACGAAACCAATGAAGTGCTTAATCTTGATTATGTTAAAAATCGAGCATTAGAATATTTTAGAAAACGAGAATTGGAAATAACATCTGGAAATGCTAAACACTACTTAGAACAAGATGATATCATTTCAGCAGAAAATGAATTATTAAAATATAAACAAGTAGCTTTAGCCACAACCCAATGTATAGATGTTTTTAATGAAGAAATAATTATTGAAGCATTTAAAGAAACAGAAGAAAGTCTTTTGCATATTCCCGGCTATCTTGGGATGTTTCTAGGGCCATTACAACGTGGATGGTTAGTTGGATTAGAAGGGGGGTATAAAAAAGGCAAAACATGGTGGTTATTAGAATATGCTGTTTGTGCTTTAATGGATGGTTTAAATGTAGCTTTCTTTTCATTAGAAATGTCAAAAAATGAAATAATAAAAAGATTGTATCATAGATTATTAGGAATGCCAAAAGAAGATGGTGATTATTTATTTCCTGTATTTGATTGTCAATATAATCAAGATGGATCTTGTGTTCGTCCAGAACGAGAATCCCCTATTTCTTTATTAGATGAAGATGGTGAAAAACCAGAATTTAATGATGCTCCCAATTATCGTCCATGCACTTATTGTAGAAATGATGGTACTGATACCTTTAAAACTGCAATATGGTATGAAAATAAAATATGTTCAAAATTAACAGCAACTAAAGCTGTTAATCGAGCAAATGCATTTACTCGTATTTATGGAAAAAAATTCAAATTAAAAGCTTATCCTCGATTTTCTGCAAATGTTCGAGATATTAAACATGATTTAGATATTCTTGAATCTGCGGATGATTTTATACCTGATGTTATTATTATTGATTATGCAGATATTTTAAAACCAGAAAGTAGTAATAATGCAGGAGTACAAAAAGAAGATGAAACATGGATTGCTTTAGCACAATGTGCAGGAGAACGGAATTCTTTAGTAATTACTCCTACTCAAATATCAAAAAGTGGACAAGATGCTGAAACAATTCAAATACAACATACTGCTAGATGGTCAGGTAAATTAGGACATGTTGATATGATGATCGGTATTAATCAAACAGATGAAGAAAAAACAACGGGTGTGCAACGAATAAATGTCATTCTTCATCGTCATAATGATTTTGACCCTAATGCTCAATGTATAATTTTACAAAATTTTTCAATAGGTGCAGTACATTTAGATTCTGAAAAACATATTAATTATCAATCTGAAGAATAGGAGAAAAAAATGGAAATTAAATTGAAAATCCAAGGCAAAGAAATGTTTTTAATTAATGCTAAACATGGGTTTACTCTTGGACAAAAAAAATTAGTAAAAGATAAAAAAACAGGTGAAAAAATATTGAAATTAGAAGGTGACTATTTTTTTGGAACATTGGCAAGTACAATTAATCGATTATTTGAATTAAAAGTAGGTGATTCTGATGCAAAAACACTTACTGAATTATATCAAGTAATGCAAAATGTTAGAAATGATATTGATTCACTTTTTTCAGTTTAATTTTCTGAAAATGTAAGTAAACATGATACACTAAATATGAAAGGGCAAACATGACTAAAACTGAATATTTATTAATTACATTAATGGAAGAATGTGCCGAATTGCAAAAAGAAGCAAGTAAATCTTTACGTTTCGGTTTAGACAATTATCATCCATTAACAGAAACCCTAAATAAACAACGATTGTATGATGAATTTTTAGATGTATTTGCTTTAATGTATTTAGTAATTTTAAATGCAGATATTAATACACAATCAAATATACATAACATGCTGTTAGAACTTTATAAAAATCAAAGTGATAAAGACAAAGTAGAACAAAAATTGCGAAAAGTTATGTATTTTATGAAAAAAACAATTGGAGAAAATAATGGAGCTTAATATTCGAGATTTACGAAGAGTTTCCCGTTTAGTAAATAAAATTATTAAAGAGAATAAAACAAAATATAAAATGCCAGAGCTCATTCATTATAATGGAGCTCCTTTATCTACATTGTTAGACACTTTTGCAAATACAGTAGAAGTACTTTATCAGATAGAAAATATTGAATTGCCTGTTCAAGTAATTGAATTTTACAATGAAACATTTGTAGGAGATGAATCTCAACAAGAATGTATAGAAGATGAAATTATATTTGATGAAGATGAAATCGAACCTATTTTAGATATGGCTTTTGATTCTTTAAAAAATAAAAAAATAAAAGAGCCGAAACCAAAACCAGAAAAAAAGCCACAAACTAGAAAAAGTCATAAACCGGGGCCAAAAAAGAAAAGAGGGCCAAAACCTAAACCTAAATCAAAAGTAGAAGATCCCAATGTAGTTAAAAAACCTAGAAAAAAACCGGGGCCAAAACCAGGAACAAAGTGGAAACCCAATAGAAAAAAAAGAACTAAAACATACAAAACAAAACCTCCACGACCAAATACAATTACACAAGCAATTTGTAAAATAATTAAAGAAAATCCACAAATAAGCAGAAATGAAATTCTTGATATTATCGAACTTGAATTTCCTGATAAAAAACGAGAAACATTATATTATAGTATTTCACAATGTTTAGGTATCGCTCGTGTTTTTCTTGAACTTTTTGGAGTTAAAGTGGGTTCATAATTATTTTAAAAAAATACTAAGGAGAAAAAATGGAAATCACAAAAAAAGAATTCATTGATATTTTGAATATAGCTTCAATGGGAATTTCAAATTCGTCAGCTGTTTATGAAATGCAAAATTATAATTTTTATAAAGATCATCTCTTAGTATATAATGGTTCTTTATTTTTAAATATTCCTTGTCCTCTAAATGGGATTGAATTTTCAGTACCAGCTAAAAAATTCTATTCAGCTGTTGCTGCTATGCCTAAAAAATTTGAATTACTTAAAAATAACAATCAAATTGAATTACATGGGAAATCAAAAAAAATAACAACTAATTTTGGTTTATCTGGTTTGATTACTGAAAATATTACACATCAATTAAATACAAAAATTGAAAAAACAAGCCACGATCTAAAATTTAAAGAACTCCCTTCTAATTTTTTAGAAGGAGTACGTCTTTGTATGTTTTCAGCAGCAAAATCTTCTAATTTTGGAACTCTTACTTGTTTATCAATCAAAGACGATCTGATTATAAGTAGTGACAATTTACGAATTTCAGCATTCACTCTTACTTCTGAAATGCCAGAATGTTTACTACCTGTAGAAAACTGGAAAACATTATTAAAATTAAATCCAACAAGTTATATTTATAATGATTTAGATAATATGATGCATTTTTTAACTGAAGAAAACTTAATGGTTTCTATTAGAGTTGTAAAAGGCCATTATCCTGATTATAAAAAAATAATTGATCAAGAATATGATGAATATGAGGATCTTATTTTACCTAATGAATTTACAACAATGGTTGCTGATGTAGGTATTATGAATCAAGATGTACTTGCAACAGAACAATATGTAAAATTAACAATCACACAAAAAAACATTACTGTAGCAACACAGCATATTACTGGTTGGGCCTCAAAAGAACTACAACTAAGTAAACCATTAAATACAAATATTTCTGATTTTTCTGTTACTTTAGTACTTCAATCTTTATTAGAGATTACGAAAACAGTAAACAAAGTAAGAGTAATTACACAAGAAGGAAAAAATAATCGCATATTATTCCTATCTGATAATTTTCGACATATTCTCCCTACATTGCAAGAAAAATCATAAAAACTTTAATTTTAAAATAAATACAATATAAAAAGGAACCTGCAAATGGCATCTAATTTTATTCCTTTTAATTTTTTAGCTAATAAAAAAAATGAACGTAAATTTGCAATTAGTGCAAAAGCACTTGAATTTCCAAAAGCAAAAGATGAATTTTTATTAGCTATTACTCACGATTCTTTTAATTGGGAAACATTAGCTATAACTCCTAATGAAGCTAAAAAAATTATTGAAACTTTACAATTATATTTAATGAATTTAAGAATATTAAATAAAAAGGAATAAAATATGAGTGGATTTTTTTCTAATGAAGAACTGCCAGCATTAATTAAAAAACAACAAATATCAGATGGTTCAGAATGCTATCAATGTGGACTATTTAAACGTTGTCAAAATCCAAAAGCAAAAGTAAGTGGGGATGGTGCAAAAAAAATATTAATTATTTCTGAATCACCAACAGAAGTAGAAGATCGAAAAGGACAAGCATTTACTGGAAAATCAGGAAGGTTGTTGAAATCAGAATTAAAAAAAATAGGAATTGATTTTGATAAAGATTGTTGGAAAACGTATGCTGTTATTTGCAGAGTAACAAATGAAAAAGGTGAAGCAAGAGATCCTACCAAACAAGAGTTACAATTATGTAATCCTAATTTGCAGGACACGATAGCGAAATTAAAACCAAGGGTAATCATTACATTAGGTAAATTTGCGATCATGTCCTTGCTTTTACATCGGTTTAACAAAGTTAAAATCAATACTTTTAGAGGGTTAATTATACCTGATCGAAAATATAATGCATGGGTGTTACCTATTTTTCATCCATCAGCATTATACAAAGAAAAAGCAAGTACAAATTTAAAAGAATTATGGAAAAGAGATATTCGGCAAGCAGCAAAATTTGCTCTTACTGCAAAACCTTTACAAAAAAAACCAAATCCCGAATCACAGGTTGAATTAATAACTGATTACTTACAAATTGTAGAATTACTTGAAAAAGTAATTAAAGAAGAACCAAAAGATTTTTATTTCGATTATGAAACTACAGGATTAAAGCCAGATGTTCCCGGTCATAAAATTCCTTATATTTCATTTTCTGTAAATGGTAAAAAAGCATATAGTTTTCCTTTTCAACATAAAGATTTTTTTACTGAAAAAGAAAAAACTCATATTCAATTATTATTTACTACTATTTTAGAGCACCCGAATATTAATAAAGCTGCGCACAATTGTTTACATGGACGATCTTTTGTTTTAATGGCAGATGGATCAAAAAAACGTATCAGTTATTTAGTAAATAAGAAAATAACTGATCCTGTTTTGTCTTTTAATTGCAAAACAAAAAAAATAGAAGCAAAACCAATAACAAATTGGTTAAGACAAGAAGATAAAAATGTAGAATGGTACAAAATTATTACAAAGAATAGTATAAGAGAACAAGGACATTTATTAACTTTAGAACATCCAGTTTATATTAAAGAAAAAGGAATGACACCTCTTTTTAAAATTAAAATTGGTGATCATTTATTGATAAAAAAACAACAATTATCTTCTATACAAGAACAAATAATTTTAGGAAGTGGATTAGGAGATGGTTTTATTTCTTTAAATCAAAAATCAAATGCTAAAAATCCATATTTTATAGTGCAACATGGTACAAAACAAAAAGAATATTCTTATTGGAAATATAAATTATGTGAAAATATAGCAATATGGACAGAACAAAAAAATACAAGAGGATTTAGTAATAAAGATGGGTATCTTTATGGTTTTCGTACTAAATCATTACCAGCATTATTACCAATCTATCAATTATTATATACAAAAAAGAAAAAAATAATTACATCACAATATTTAGAGAAAATGAATAATTTAGCTATAGCTATTTGGTACATGGATGATGGAAGTGTTGATAAAACAATAATGCGCTTACATACTTCTGGTTTTTCAGAAAAAAGTATTGATCTTATTATTTTACATTTTAAAAATAAATATGGAATTTTATTTAAGAAAAACAAATGCAATGATTCTTTTAATTTATTTGTAGGAATGCATAAAGGTGGATATACTCTTTGTAAAATGATTGCTCGTTATATTCATCCTGTTTTATCTTATAAAATACCAAAATATTATAAAGGTGCAATTGGAACTCATATTCAATTATTAGAAAATAGTATTAAAAAAACAGAGTACGATTTTAGTAAAATTATTGCAATAGAAAAAGTAAATCCTTCTATATCAAAAAATATTAAATTTGATATTGAAGTTGCAGATAATCATAATTTTTTTACAACAACAGGGTTAGTAAGTAACTGCAAATTTGAAGATGTTTGGTCACGTACTATTTTAAACACCTTACCCGACCCTTGGGATATTGATGCATTACTTGCTTCTCATATTTGGGATAATCGTACTGGATTTACTGGTTTAAAATTACAAGTATATATTTTATTTGGAATCGAACCCTATGATCTTGAAATTAAAAAATATTTAGAATCTGAATACAGTAATGGTTTTAATAAAGTAGAAGAAATTCCAGTTTATCAAGCATTACTTTATTCTGCATATGATTCTTTATTTGGTTATTGGGTATATTCACATTATAAAAATTTACTAAATAAACCAGAAAATGAAGGGTTACTACAAGCATATAATTTATTTCACGATGGCAATTTAGTTTTTTCAGATATGCAGATAAATGGTGTACATGCAGATGAAAAATACTACATAACAAAAGATAGAGAAATCAAACAAAAAATAACTGAATTAACAAAAGAGATAGCAAAATCATCAGAAGCACGAAAATTTCAAAAGTTATATGGTCGACCTTTAAATATTGATTCACCAAAAGATTTAAGTAATCTTTTTTATACTATTCTAAAATATGAAGCTGAAATTAATGAAAAAGGAAATAAATCAGTAGATAAAACAGCTTTAGAAACAATTGATACTGCATTTACACAAAAAATTATTAAATTACGACAATTGAAAAAAATAGGAGATACTTATCTTAATCAATTTAAAAATGAAATTGTAGATAATAAAATTCATTCAATTTTTAACCTTAATATTCCTGTTTCGTATCGTTCAAGTAGTCAAGCTCCTAACCTCCAGAACATTCCAATTCGTGAAAAATTAGCAAAACAAATTTGTCGTGGGGGTATTTTACCTTCTCCCGGTAATAAATTACTTGAAGCGGATTATAGCGGAATTGAAGTTAGAATCTCAGCTTGCGTACATAAAGATCCTAATATGATTAAATACATTACTGATCCTACAACAGACATGCATCGTGACTCCGCTTCTGATATTTGGTTATTACCACATGAAAAAGTAACAAAAGAAATAAGACAATCAGGTAAAAGTGATTGGGTATTTCCACAATTTTATGGTTCATTTTATAAAAATTGTGCAAAAAATTCATGGAAAACTTGCATTGATGGTAAAATTAAATTAGCTGATGGAATGTTAATTAAAGATCATTTAAAAATTCAAAAAATAAAAAATTATGCTGCATTTGAAAAACATTGTGAAGAAGTAGAAAATATTTTTTGGGGTGAGCGTTTTAAAGTATATGCAGAATGGAAAAAAGAAATTAATAATTTATACAATAAACAGGGATGGATTGAAAATAAATTTGGGTTCAAATTTAAAGGACTTATGGGTGAAAATGATGTGACGAATTATCCAATCCAATCTCTGGCTTTTCATTGTTTATTGTGGTCATTAATTCATATTAATGAAATTGCTATTGAAGAAGGTTGGCGTACAAAAATATTTGGGCAGATTCATGATTCAATTCTTTTTGATTTGTATCCTGATGAAGAAGAACATGTAATAAAAACAGTAAATTATATAGGTACTCAAAAATTAAGAAAAACATTTAATTGGATTATTGTGCCAATGGAAATTGAATATGAATTGACTGATATTGATCAACCATGGAGTACAAAACAAGAAATTGATTGTAAACATTTATTTGAATAAGGAAATAAAAATGTTTGATGAAATATTAGAAGAATTATTACAGCTTCAACAAAAAATTGAACTAATGGATGATCCTACAGATGATGATAATATAAGAAAACAAATTGGTAAAGCACATTATGCTTTAGAAATGTGTATTAATAAAATTGAAGAAATATAAAAAAAACAAAGGTACTTTTCTGAAAACTCATTTAAACATGGTATACTAAATATGAAAGAAAAAAATGAATATTTTGGGGCGAAATTCGATCAAAAAAAACCAAAAGCAGGGGTACTGTTAGATTTTGGTTTAGCTTTACTTGAGGTAGCAAAAATAGGTACATTTGGTATTGAAAAATATAGTCGTGGTAGTTGGTCACATGTTCAAGATGGACAAATAAGGTATTCTGATGCCTTAATGCGACATTTACTTGCGGAAAATCAATCTAAATTTGATTCCGATAGCAATTTACTTCATGCTGCACATGCAGCATGGAATGCATTAGCAAGATTAGAATTAATGCTAAGAGAAGAACAAAATAAGGAGAAAAAAGAATGAAAATTTGTACTTTAGAATTTAAAGACAAAAATTATATTGAAAAAGAAATTAAAGCTGAAATTATTCGTTTTCGGTTAAATGAAGAAGAATATATTGAAATAAGTACAAGTGGTGAAAATATTCACATACGATCTATGACACATAGAGAATTAATTATTTTACCACGAGCTGCTAATGTTTTTAATATTGGTTTAAAGTAGAAAGGAAAAATAAATGCCATTACAAACTGATTATCGTCCTTCTAATTTTAATGATTTCTATGGAAATGATAATAGTATTGATGCTTTAATAGCCGTCACAGACCGAAAAGATTTTCTACATGCTTATTTTTTTACAGGAAAAGTTGGTACAGGAAAAACAACACTTGCATGGATACTTAAAAATGAATTTAATTGTGCTGACATTGATTATTTTTATTTTAATTCTGCTAATACTCGTGGGATTGATACTATTAGAGAAATAAATTTAAACTCAAATCTAACCCCAATGCAAAGTGAATATAAAATATATGTACTTGATGAGTGTCATCAAATTACGAGTTCCGCACAAGAAGCGTTATTACTTCTTTTAGAAAATCCACCTGAACAAACCATTTTTATTCTTTGTACAAGTGAACCAACCAAAATAAAACCATCAATTAAACGTAGATGTTTTCAATGCAATCTTGAACCTGTTTCCCCATTAATTATCAAAACTATTTTAAATCAAATTTTAAAAAAAGAAGAATGTCCTTTAATGCCAGAAATCACAGATACTATTTCACAATCTTGTGAAGGTTCCCCCGGTATCGCTGTTGCAATGTTAGATTCTGTAATTGATTTAGAAGAAATAAATACAGCAATTGATGTTATTAATAAAATGAAAGGACATACTGAAATACAAGTTATTGATATTTGCAGAGCATTGACTACTAAAAAATGGGATAAAATATCGCCTCTTATTTCTAACTTTAATGGTGAACCTGAAAATTTACGTTATGCTGTTCTTGGATATTTTTCCAAAGTTTTACTATCTCCGAATACTAAAAACCATACTTTAGCATTTACAATATTAAATGCTTTTTCTGAATCATTTATGTACACCAAAAAAGCAGGATTAGTTTTAGCTGCATATATTGCAAGTCATTAATCTTAAATTAAAAAGGAGAAATAATGAAAAAAGAAACAAAAAATTCTATGCAAAATAAATTTTTACCAGAATTTGAAACTTTTGGAGATCTTGTAGATTATTTAGAAAATGAAATGAATATTTACGAAAATTTATTATTGGATATCACCAACCTTGATGTTGATTGGCTTGCACAACCATCTGTTGCTTTTAAATGGAATCAACTTTTTAATGTTGCTCAATTTTTATTACGTCAATTAGAAACAGAGTTAAAAGAACAAATAGCTGAAAAATATCTTTATTTAAAACAAAAAGCAGTTGAGGAAAAAGAGAAAACTACTGAAGCTTTATTAAATAATAGAGTACTTACTGATCCTGATATTATTAATTTACAAACTGATTTATTTGATGGTCAATATGTTACAGATATTCTTTCATCTGCAAAAAAAGCAATAGATGATAGACGAAGAACATTGGAAGGCTTAACTGAATTATTTGTTACTCATTATTTTGTAAGTGAACGAGATAACCAAGCATTAAAAGAATTAGGAGGAGAAAAAGAAGAACAACAACAAAATCAGGCATTGAATAAAAACGAAAAACTTAAAACTCTACTTAAAAGTAGAAGAAAGTAGGTAACTATGGGATTTCGGAAAACTAATAAAAATCGTAGACAGGATCTTGTTAAACGAGTGCAAGAAAGTATTGAGGATACTGGTGGGTTTTCATCAATCATTGATTTAGAAAAAGCAAAACAACTTTCATCAAATGATAACATCAAAACATGGAGAATGAAAGAAGGGGAACATCTTATTGATATTATCCCCTTTATTGCTGGTGAAAATCACCCAAAAACTCCGGTAGATGAATTAGCCTATAATGTTGGATTTTGGGCACATTATAATGTTGGTCCAAATAATGACAGTTATGCTTGCCCCATTAAAACATGGGGGAAAAGTGCAAAAGTACGTTGTCCTATTTGTGAATATATTTCTAAAATGAATTTGAAGGAAACAGATGAAGAATTATATGATAAAATCAAAGCACGTAGACGGACAGCATATTTAGTATGGGTACATGATTCTGACAATGATGAAGATGCAGGTATCCAAATTTTAGATGTTGCTCATTTCTTTTTAGAAGAAAAATTAAGAGAAATTGCTAAACGTCCTCGTGGTGGTGGTTCTATTGTTTTTTCTGATTATGATGAGGGAAAAACTATTATTTTTAGCCGTTCTGGTTCTGGTAAAGGTACAAGAGTAGTAGGACATAGATTTGATGATCGTCCTGAACCAATTCCTGATGATATTTTAGATGAATCTTTTTCTTTAGATGAAGCAATGGATTTGAAACCTGATTTTAAAGAAATGTATGATTCTTTTTATCAAGGTCTCGGATTAGAAGAATCTGAACCAGAAGAAGAAGAAACTAATGATGATGAATATGTGTACCCTGAACCAAAAGAAGAAGAATATGAATCTGATGAAGGAGAATTAGAAACTAATAATGATTATGAACCTGAACCTGAACCTGAAC